TTCTAGTACCTACCTGCTTGGATTATAAGTCATGCTCAAAAATTTTAGTAATAAACGCTGTGGGCACTGTGTACTAATCAACATGTTGTTGCTGTTGATTGAGTACTTTGTGACCCTAGATCAATTGCCAACGCGTGCCATCGTGTTTGTTGTTTGCTGTAACATCTTGTTTTCAGTTTGGAAAACTAGAATTATTGCAGTAGAATCGCACGGTGACAGATTGCTCAGTGAAATTATGAACATGGCAAACTTTGGTGACGCTGATTTTGGATCGGTTGAACGTAAGGATGAAGTTTGCAATGACAGGGCTGTCATCATGAGGAATAGTGCTTGTGATGATGTTTATAATAATGGGCTACCGGAGTGCAAACGCAAGAGTTATGTGGCCAAATTGGTGAATATTGGAAAAGCCAAGTTTGGCTTGATGACTCTGCGTGTTGCAAATCGAAACATAGTCCGCAAGTTCTTATATGAAGAGTGTGTTAAACATGGTCTTCGACCCAGTCATATTTCTAGAATACTAGACCTTGCCACCAATCTAGTGTTCATTCCTTCTAAATTTGAGGTTGAAAGCGTTGAAGTGCTCGCCAGCCAACGTGCGGCTATGATAATGCGAGACTTTATTGACCTCTCTGTTGAGAAGGAAAATCAAATTACTCCTTTGTCCGTACAGGACAATTGACGCTGCCTTAGTGTCCTACCGGCGCTTGTGAATCATCCTAGTTCAGTCACAAGTGCAAATTTGGCGGTAGAAAAGATCACTAGGGAGCGAATTAAGAAGAAGGTTGTTTTCCAACTACCAAACCTTTCTTCTGACCAACAATATACAGTCCATGAGGCTGGTATTGAAAATCTTGAGCGTGCAGTTTTGGAAAGGGTGTTTTTTGTGAAAGATGACAATGGAGTGTTTATCACCCCCCCTAAAGCTGAACCAAAAACTTGGAACAGACGAATGGCGTATTTTCGTTCGCGTTTGATCAAGTGTCTTCCGTCACCCACCGTATGGAGCCGTCAACAGTTTGTTGACTCCTTTAACGGTCGTAAGAAGACACTTTATTGGAACGCTCTTAAAACCTTTGAGCAGCGAGGATTGGATTTTAAGGATTCGTTTATACAAGTGTTTGGCAAGTGTGAGAGGACAAACATCACGGAAAAACCTGATGCAGTGATGCGTGTCATCTCACCACGAGGAAAGATATTCAATATTGAAGTTGGACGGTTTCTCAAACCTCTTGAGAAGTCGTTATATCAAGCGATAGATGACATATTTCATGAACCCACCGTCATGAAAGGTTACAATGTAAAACAACTTGCCGGGATACTTTCTTATAAGTGGAATGGATTTCGACAACCTGTTGCGATTGGGATAGATGCCAAACGCTTCGACCAGCATTGTGGAGAGACTGCGCTTAAATGGGAACATAGTGTGTATAAAGGTATATTTCCATTTGAACACAAGTTTCACACCGTGCTGGATTGGCAGGTTGAAAATAAGTGTTTTGGGTACACGTATGATGGCAAACTCAAATATAAATCGAGTAGCCGAGCGTCTGGAGATGTTAATACTGGAAGTGGAAACACATGTATTAGTG